TCTTATTATAAGAATGAACTTAAGAAAGATAATTTATACATCTACAGGTTAGAAAACTTTGGAACTTTCTACACTACAGTTAAAAAGATGAAATCTTCTTTAGTAGATGTTAAGAAAAAAAACAAAGAAGGAAAAGTAAGTGATGATAGATGTCAAGAGATTGAAACCATGATTGAATCTTTCTTAAAAAGAAAAGTAAAAAAATAGTAGTATATTTGAAAAATTTAAAATATGAATGAATATCATAAAGAGATTAATAAGGCTAGTAGTTCAAGAACTACTTTTAAAGATTTTAACACTAAATAGGGGTAATACAAGATAGAAGTCCTAATTACCCTTATATAATAAAACACACAAACAACTAAGATATGAGTTTACTATTTAAAGTAGAAAAGAAACATGTAATACCTCATACAGAGACTCTTATGATTTCTCCTTTTAAAGAAATATGGGAAAGAGATTCAACAGAGCATAAAGAATTTGCTATTGAAGAGTTAAGTTATATAGAATTTATGGGGTCAATCATGAAGAGTAATCCTTATTCAGGTTACAGCAAAGACAGAAAAGAACCTAAAATAAGAGAAGACATTATTAGCCAAGAAAATTGGAGTCCTGATGAATTTATTTCAAAAGGGATAGAGAAATTAAAAGAAATGCAAAGAGATGGTTCCCCTACTTACAACTATTTTATGTCAGCTAAGACAGCAGCAGAAAAGATGCAAGATTTCTTTGAATATTTCAATATGACAGATGTTAATATAAAAACTGGTACTCCTTTATACAAACCTAAAGATATTACCTCAGCATTAAATGATACTTCTAAAGTACTTCAAAATTTAAATGATTTAAAAGAAAAAGTAGATAATGAAGTGTATGAAATGACTAAAAATAAAGGGCAGAAAATAGTAAGCCCTTTTGCTAATCCAGAAACATTGTAAATGAGTCAAGTTAATTCAGTTAGGAATCCAGAAGGTGTTTGGATAAATACTCAAGGATTTAGAGAGCAAGGAGAAAGATTTAAGAAAAGAGGTGTATATTCTTTAGATCCTTGGGGTTCTCCTGACTGGTATGATTACTGGCAAGAACAAAGAAGAAGATGTATTAATGGGTATTCTGAAGGTGGAGTACATATTACAGGAGACCATTATTTCTATTTAAATTTCTGTCCTATTAGGAAAGTAGGAGATAGCACTAAAAAGAAGTCTAAAAAGATTACAGGATTTCCTGACTTTTGGGATGGAGATTATAATTATTTTTGGTCTAGAGAAATAGCTAGAAATGGGATATTAGAAAATCCTTTAGTTACTGATTTAGAAAGAGAAGAGTTTCTACACTTAGAAACTAAAGAAGAAGTTCTTAAACTTAAAAAGTATCTTGATAGGCTACAGTTAACTGTCAGAATAGAGCCTGATTATCTTCAAGGAGGTTGGAATTTAATTGTAGGTAAATCTAGACGAAAAGGCTATCAACTTCCACATTCTGAAATAGTCATGACCCCTAGAGGGAAGAAAACTATGGGAGATATGAAAGTAGGAGATGAAGTATCTACTCCTACAGGAAAAGCTAAAATTATAGAAATGTACCCTCAAGGAGAAGATGATGTATATAAAATCACACTGTATGATGGCAGAACAGTTAAATGTGGAAAAGAGCATTTGTGGAAAGTGTACTCTTCTTCTTTTAGAAAAGATTATAGGCAAGAAAAAGTAGTACAAACTGACTTTCTTTTAAAGCAAGAATTAAAGACTAAAAAAGGGTACAAATGGTTTTTACCTTTAAATGAAAAGGTTGTTAACGAAAACATTAAAGAGCTTCCAATACCTGCTTACACTATGGGGTGTATATTAGGAGACGGTAATGTTTCTAAACAACTTAAAATTTCTGGTGTAGATCAAGAAGTTTTTGACAACATTATAGAAGAGCTAGGAGATAGTTATTATTTCTGCCCAGCAGGTAAAGCTAATCAACAACTAAATTATAAGTTTACTAAAGAAGAACTAGTTAAACATAAAAAAAATAACACACTTAGTAAATACGCAAATAGGTTTAATCCTTTATACTTAAAATTAAAAAAACTTAATTTAGATTGTTGCTCTGCTTTTAAATATATACCTGATATCTATAAGTACCACAGCACTATACAGCAAAGATTAGACTTAGTTAAAGGTTTAATGGACACAGATGGAACAATAGGTAAAGATGGATCTTCTTCTTTTGCTAACACTTCTTCTGTTTTAGTGAAAGATTTACAAGAAGTTCTGTATTCTTTAGGGGTAGCATCTACTTTTAGAGTTAGAAAAGATGGTTTGTTTATTATATACATAAATACTGATTTAAATCTTTTTAAATTAACTAGAAAAAGCAGTAGAGTGCTAGGAAGAAATGTCAGAAAATACATCCCTATTATTAAAGTGGAAAAGTTAAAGTACAAAGAAGAGTCTTCTTGTTTTTTACTAGATTCTAAAGAGCATTTATTTTTAACTAATAAGTATGTAGTTACCCACAATTCTTTTAAGAATGCTGCTATTGCTGCAAACAACTATTTATGTAAACCTAGTTCAAACACATATCTAGGAGCTTATGAGAAAAAGTTTTTATATCCAGATGGTCTCTTTACTATGACTTACTCTTATGTAAATTTCTTATCTGAACACACTGCATGGATATATCCTAGAGATTATATCAATCAACCAGGTAAAGGACACATAAGAGCTTCCACACAAGAATATAGAAATGGTGTGGCTATTGAAACTGGTTTTAAATCTCAGATTATATCTGTAAGTTTTAAAGATGATGCTGATGCAGCTAGGGGTAAAGATGGTTATGACTTTATTATTGATGAAGCAGGAGCATTTGGCACACCTGGTCTTTTAAAAGATACTCTTGTTGCTATACAAGATATTGTAAAAGATGGTGATATTAAAACAGGAATCATTACAGTATTTGGAACTTCTGGAGACATGGAAGGAGGTACTGCTGATTATGCAGATATGCACTCTAAGCCTGCTGCTTATGGGTTCATGCCATTTCAGAATATATGGGATGAAAATTCTGAAGAGTTTGAGTGTGGTTTTTTCCACCCTAATCAATGGAATTTACCTGGACACTATGATGAACAAGGTAACTCTAATCAAAAGTCTGCAATACAAGCTGAAAAAGCCCAAAGAAAATTCTTACTCTCTAAAGGAGCAACTTCTACCGATATTCAAAAGAGGATGCAAGAAAGACCTTTAAGTCCACAAGAAGCTTTTGGATTTGTAAACATTAATAACTTTCCTGTACTAGAAATTAAAAGACAATTAGAGATTGTAAAAGGTAAGAAGTTACAGGAAGTTATGGGAACTCCTGTGAATATGTTTTATGATTCGGAAACAAATAGAGTTAAAGCAGAACCTATTTTAGATGGTACTGCTAACCCTATTTACAGAATGAAACCTGAAAGTATCTCTCTAGCAGGATGTCCTGTTATATATGAGTACCCAATGTTTGACCCTCCTAAAAGTGCATATAAAATTGGTTATGATCCATACAGACAAGATAAGGGAACTTCTTTAGCTTCTATAATTGTGTACAAACCTATAATAAAAGGGGAGCACACAAAAATGCAAATCGTGGCTGAATATATAGGAAGACCAGGAGAAGCTGATGATGTTACATACATAGCTAAACTATTTGCTATGTTATATAACACTCAGATAATGTATGAAAATGAAGTAACTCATGTAAAAGATTATTTTAGAAAGAGGAAAGAATTACATTATTTAGCTGCACAACCTAATGCTGTTATCTCTAAAAACATAAAAAACTCAAGGGTAGCTAGAGTCTATGGTTGCCACATGAATGATAAGATGAAAGATGCAGGAGAAAAATATATTAAAACTTGGTTACTTTCTACAATAGATTTTGATGAAAATGAAGATCCTGTTAGAGTTATAGATAAGATTTATTCTGTAGGTCTATTAGAAGAGCTTATAAATTACAATAGAAAAGGTAACTTTGATAGAGTGATGGCATTGATGCAAGTTATGTTTCAAGATGAAGAAGATATGGTTGACAAAGAATACAATATTAAGTCTTCTTCTAAAACTAAAATTAATCAACTTTTAGCAATGCAACATAAAATGTATAATAAAAATAGAAATAGAGGACTAGTTAAAAATTTTAATTAACTACTTTTGTAAATATACTACAACAAAATGGCTGATAGACTTCAACATAGAGACAATGAAAGACTAACTAGAAAACAGAAAGAAAAAGATGATTTCCGTTGGTATAAAGAAAAAGCAGATTTATACGAAATAGAGCATCATTCTTTAAGGTCTGGAGAAGCTAATGATACTAATGAACAAAGGAGAATGAAAGTCAATTATGACTTATTTAATAATGTCCTAAACTTAGCAGATTTTGAATATGTTTGTCAACCTTTTGGAGCAGAGCAAGGAGAGCTTCCTGCTGAAATGGTAAATAGAGATATTAGTTCTTACAGAATTAAAGCTCTTATGGGTATGGAAATGAAAAGACCTTATGGCTATAAACTATTAGCTGTAAACCCAGAAGCTACTACAAGGAGAGAACAAGAGCATTTTAGAAGAAGTAAAGAGTATGTTTTAGATATGGTTATGGCTCCAATCAGAGCAGAAGCAGAAGCTAAACACATGGTAGAAGCTCAAGGAAGGGAAGTAAATCCCACTGAAATTCAAGAGATTCAACAAAAGATTGAAGAAGAAGTAAAACAAAATACTCCAGACAAGGTTAAAAAATATATGCGAAGAAAGCATCAAGACCCTGCTGAAGTACAAGGACATCAAATTTTAGAGTACTTAAAGAAACAACTTAAATTAGATAAAAAATTTAATGATGGATGGAAGCATGCACTATTATCTGCTTATGAAATTTATTGGGTAGGAATTGTAAATAATAAACCTATAGTTAAAACAGTAAATCCTATGAGGTTTAGCTGTGACACTTCCCCAGATTTAGAATTTATAGAAGAAGGAGACTGGGCACTAGCAGAATACAGAATGACACCTTCTCAAATTGTACAATCCTTTAAACTTACAAACACTGAAATTGATGAAATTTACCAAGATTATAGACACAGAGTTCAAGAATTAAATACTGGAGAATTTTTTGCAGACTCTCAAGATTCCTACTACGAAGATCAATCTACTATTCCTGCTAAACACATACAGTTTAAAGGATTAAGAAAAGTAGGCTGGTTAGATTACATAGACCAAGAAACAGGAGAAACTTTTACTAAATTTCTAGTAGATGAACAATATAAATTAGACAAGGATAACGGAGATATTTACATTGAATGGGAATGGATTCCAGAAACTTATGAAATCTGGAAGTTAGGTAAAAACATCTATAAAGATATAGGTCCTGTAAAAGGGCAAACTAAAGATGAAAATAACTTGAGAAAATCAAATCTTTCTTATTACGGAGCTATATATGATAACACTAACTCTGTTCCTACTTCTATAATGGATAGAATGAAGGTATATCAATACTATTACAACATTGTATGGTACAGATTAGAATTGTTGTTAGCTTCTGATGATGGTAAAAAGATTTTAATGAATATAAATGCTATTCCATCAGAGTCTGGTATTGATATAGAAAAATGGCAGTACTACTTTAAGTCTACTCCTTTTATGTGGTATAATCCAGATGAAGAAGGAATGACAGGACAAGATGTTAACACTATTGCTAAGTCTTTAGATATGTCTGTAGCTTCTGATATCGGAAAGTATGTAGAATTATTAGAGTACATAGAACAAAAATGTGGTAAATCTGTAGGGGTTACAGATCCTGTTTTAGGGCAAACTTCTACTTCTGAAAAGGTTGCAAACAATCAACAAAACTTAGTACAAACAGGGCACATGCTTGAGCCTTATTTTAATATGCACTCTCATGTTAAGTTAAATGTTATGCAAGCTTTAATAGATAAAGCCAGAATAGCTTATAGTAGAGATGATGCTCCTGATACAATTAATTTTGTGTTAGATGATATGTCTGTAGAGATGTTAAAAATTGATAGAGATATGCTAGATAACGAAACTCTAGGATTATTTATTGAAGACAGTTCTATTGCAGAAGATGCTAAACAGAATATAAGACAACTTGCTCATGCTGCTATGCAGAATCAGAAAGTGGAATTATCTGATGTATTGAAAGTTCTTAAACATGAAAGCATAACTGAAGCTCAAGAAGAATTAGAAATAGCAGAAGAAAGAAGGTTGGAAAGAGAAAATGATAAAGCAGAGTCAGACAGAAAAAATGAGAAAGATCTTGAGAAGATGAGAGATGAAAGAGCTGATAAAGACCATGAACAAGAGAAAGAAATTGTTATTCTTAAAGAAGCTGAGAAAAGAAAAACTGATGTTCAGAAGCAAGCTATTCTTGCTATGGGATTCAATGAAAATAAAGATACAGATAATGATGGTCAGCTAGATGTTTTAGAAGTAGCCAAGAATGGAGTAGAGGCTAATATTCAAATGAAAGAACAGAATAGAAAAGATTTAGAATTATCACATAAGATTCAGAATGATAAAGAGATTAATGACTTAAAAAGAAAGGAAATTAACAGTAGATCACAGAAAATTAAACAATAAAGCTATTACAGATTTCTTTCTAAATTAAAGAGGAGCTCTTACAATTAATTAATAATTAAACTTAAATTTGTACTAACATGAATAAAGAAACAGAAACAATTGACAATTTTGATGGGTTTGAAACAAACTCAGAGGATTTCTTTGGAGAAGCTGACATAGCAGATCCTTTAGAAAAAGAGCAAGAAATTGCAAAAGAAGAGGAAGAAAAAAAGAAAAAAGAAGAAGATGATTCCAAAGACAAAAAAAGCCCCAAAACTCCTGAAAAAAAAGAAACCAAAGATAACAAAAAGGAAGATGAAGAAGAAGTAGATTTCTTTCCAGAAGAAGAAGAGGAGGGAGAAGAAGAAGAAGATTCTGAGAAGAAAAAAGAAGGCTCTACTAAATCTGGCTCTGAATCAGCTACTACTTTAAATTACTTAAAGAAAAAAGGTTTTTTAGATTTACAAGATGAAGAAGGTAATGATATAGATATTACAGATGAGAACTCTGAAGATTTATTAGAAGATGCTTGGGAATTTTCTGTAGAAAAAGGTATTAAAGAGTCTATGCAAGAGCTTCCAGAAGAAGTTAAAAATTTAATTCGTTTTACATCTAAAGGAGGAGATCCAAAACAGTATCTTAAAAACTTGTCTACTACTTTAAGTTCAGGAGTAAATAAAGACTCTGACATAAGTATGGAAGAGACTCAAAAAGCTTCTGTAGAACAAGATTTAAAACTCCAAGGTTATGATGATGAATACATTAAGACTCACATCAAAGTTCTTAAAGATAGTGGAAAGCTTAAAGAAATAGGAGAAAAATCTTATGATAAGATTATCTCTAAACAAAAAGAGCAAAGTGATTTAGAGTTGAAAGCTATTGAAGATAGCAATAAAGATAAAAAAGCTCAAGCCAGAAAGTTTAAAAAAGACTTAAATGACTTTCTGAATGATACAAAAGAGATCAACACTCTCAAAATTGCTCCCATAGATAAAAAAGAGTTGCCTAAATATATATCTGAACCTGCTGTAGAGTTACAGGATGGAAGAAAGATTAGTCAACTTCAAGCAGACCTTTTTAAAACAATGGGAGATAAAGGTAAATTAGTTCTTTTATCTAAAGTTTTAAGAGATGATTTTAATTTCTCTTTTATCGAAAAGAAAGCATTATCAAAAGATGCCAAAAAGAAAAGAAGAAACCTAAGAAATGAAGAACCTCCTAGAAAAGGTAGAAGTCTTGGTAGCAAAACTAAAAAGCCTATCTGGGAGATGATAGATTAAATATTAACAAGTTAACATAAATAAGTAAATCAATGGCAACACTAGGAAACAAGCTCCGAATTAAGGAGATGGAATGGAATGCTAACATGACAGAACAATCTCATTTAGGGAAAGGTCTCATGGCAGCTCCACACAAATTCTCTACTGTTATGGACACATTGTTTTCTGCTCAGAATTATTATTCAAACAATCCCTTCTCTTCAATGTTGGTGGGTATGGCAGAAGAAACAATTGGAAATACAGAATGGGAATGGGAACTAAAAAATGCAAATACTAGACCACTAGTAGTTGTAGAAACTATGCACTCTGGTAACACAGCAGGAAAGTATAGACAAATTTTTTCAATAAAATTAGATGAAAACTGGTATTTACCAGGGGATGTTTTGCATCCAGGTACATCTAATAAAAAGTACCAAGTTCGTGTACAGTCTCAAGGAAAAACTGATGGTGATGGTACAGTGTATATGGTGAGAATGAATTCTGATAATCCAGATGACTTCATCCCTTCTAAGTACTTAACTCCAGGACAGCAATGGGGTAAACTCTTCTCTCAATATGAGGAAGCTGCTGAGCAATCAGGTTCTACTGTTTTCAGTATGCCAATTGCTTTCAGAAACAAGATGTCTAAATACCGTAAAGAATACAGAATTACTGACTATGCTTCAACAGAAGTTTTAGCTTGTAAGATTCCAGATTCAAAAGGTAAATTACATGACTCTTGGATGAGATATGCAGAAGTAGAATACTGGCAACAATGGTATGGTGAACTTGAAAGAGGACATTGGTACTCTAGAAGTGCAGATACTGTTATAGGTTCTAATGGTAGACCTGTAAGAATGGGACCTGGTATTCAAGAGCAATTAGAAGATTCTCATATCCACAGATACTCTCACTTAACTGCAAAGTTAATTGAAGAATACTTAATGGATATTTTCTATGGCAGAACTAAGCCAGGAAAAGGTAGACAAATTAAAGGGTTTACTGGAGAGTATGGAATGCTACAATTCCACAGAGCTATACAAGATTGGCAAAACAAATCAGGATTCATCAAGAATGTTGAAGTGTACACCAATAAAGTACAGTCTGATTTGCATACTAATGCAATAGAAGCTGGGTATCAGTTTGTAAAATACAACATGGCTAATGGTAGTTCTTTAGAGCTTATTCACAATCCATTATATGATGATAGAGAAATCAATTTTGAAATTGATCCTGTAACAGGATTTCCAATTGAATCTCAAAGAATTACCTTCTTAGATTTTTCAGGTGATAAAGGAGCTAAGTCTAACAACATCAAAGTAATGAAGAAAAAAGACTCATACGCTTTTACTTATGTAGAAGGAATGTATGGACCTTATGGACCTAAAAAAGCAGGTAGTTCTGCTCATGCAGGAGACTACTATGAAATGCATGTTGGAGAAACTCGTGGTACTCACATTCACGATGTCACAAAATGTGGGGAGTTAATTTTGTCTAGAAATTGATTTAAGTTTAATTTTAACAAAAAAGTCTTATCATTTGTTTGGTAAGACTTTTTTATTATATCTTTGCTAGTAAACTTAAATTACAGAGTATGACAAGCAGAGTAGAAGTAAGACCATTGGACAGAGAAAAATGGCACAGAAAAACAGGTAAGGAGTCTTTTATGCAACCGCAAACTATTGAAGCTTTGGCAGATGTAGAAAAAATGGAGTATGCAGTAGACTTTTCAGACCAAGACCGTAAGTTCTTTAAAGACAAAAAAGTGAGATATGATCTATCTTTACACTATGATCCAGAAGTGCCTCACCCATTTTGGGGGACTAAAACAGCTAGAGTTAAATTAGAGAATAAAACAATGTTCTTTAATAAAGCTTTACCTTTAGATAGAGTGAAAATTGGGATCATGAAAGGGAGTAGATATGTAGCAAACTCTAAAAAAGAATGGAATGAAGGATTATATCCAGATGCTACACACTTCATACATGATGAATCAGAAGAAGCAGAAGCTAAAGCATCTAAAGTAGAATTAAGTGATACTGCTATTATTGAGTGTTCTAAATTAGCTCCAGAAAGAAAGATACAACTTATTAAAGTTCTTACAGGAGGGAATATGAAGAATCAATCTCCTGATTTTATTACAGTTAAGATAAGAGAGCTTATAGACAAAAATCCTGCATTAGTTTTAAAAACTATCAATAGGAATAAAAAAGAGATAGCTACTTTAGCTTTAGTGTATGAAGCTATAGATAAAGGTATACTTAGAAAAGATGGACACAACATTAAGTATTTAGACTCTGTATTAGGTATGGATGAAGAAGAAGTTGTGAAGTACTTTATGGATGATAAGAATCAAGAATTTTATCTTTTAATCAAAGAAAAAACTACTAAATAATGCTTGTACAGGATATGCACTATGACTTGAAAATGAAATTCAATAAGGTTGATAGTCAAAAAAACAGAAATTTAAGAATACAAGAGATTGATTGGCTTTTAAATGAAGCAGAACAAATTTTTGTAAAACTTGTTGCATATCCTAGAATGTTTACTCACTTAGGTTTTGAAGTAAATCAAAGGAGCATTGAAGACATTAGAAATATTATAGAAGAAGAAATTATTACTCCTACAGATTTAGTAGTATCTTTTCCTCAAAACTATGAGTACTTTCTAAAAGGTCAAGCATTAATAAGTAAAGGTAAGTGCTTTAAAAAGAAAGCTTCTTTTATTCCTATTCAGTATGATGATGCAGAAAGCTCTACTTTTCATAGTAGTAGTTTTGAATGGAGAGAAATTATAGGTAGATTTAACTCTCAAGGTATAAAGCTATTAGTAGAAGATTTTCAAGTAGATAGCTTTACTCTTTTTTACCTAAGAAAAAGAAACTATATTTGTTATCCAGGTGGGTTAGCTTCTGGTTCTTATACTTTACCTTCTGGTATTGTTTTATCAGAAAATCAAAGTTGTGAACTAGCAGATATTACTCATACAGAAATCGTTGATATAGCTGTTATGTTAGCAGCAGGACAAATACAGACTTCTGATTTTCAAATCAAGATGTCTAAACTAAGTGTTACTCAAGTGTTATAACAATAAAATTTATTTAAAATGTCAAATCGTAATAATGTAGTACTTAATGTGCTACCTACAGCTAGTGATACAGCTATCTTAGCTGCTGACTTAACTCCATCTGATTTAACTGTAGGTAAGATTGGTTTTTTCAATGCAGATACAGGGGTATCTTTTATTGCAGCTGATCCTATTCCTGAAAGATACTTTATTGCAGTAGGAACTCCTGATGGAAATTTTAGAATGTCTTCAGGTCAAACTATTCAAAGCAAAGGAGTTATAGGCTTTCAAAGAAAGAATTATGAAGCAGGAGCTTCAATGAGTGTAACTATTTCTGGTTACAAAACTAAGTTTGATGCTGAATATGGTTTTAGAGTAGAGTTTAGAAATTCTCACATCTACAGGATTCAAGGATATAATCAATTTAGTAAAGCATATATAATCAAGACTCCATGTCAAGCTGATTGTAGTGCTGATACTACTTGTATTGATCCTAATGAAATTACTAAACTTTTGTTAGCAGAAGTTTTAAAAGATGAAGGAAAATTAATGAATGCAGTAGCAGTTGTAGATCAAGATGTTACAGCAGCAGATGTAGCAGGAATTGATGCAGATTTAACAGCAGGAGATGAAGTATCTGCTGCACAAATTGACTTTCTTATAGCAGAGAATGTTGCTAATGATAATACTGCTATTACTACTTCTATTGTACTTACTCCTAATACTGTAAGTGGTGGAAACTTTAATGCAGGAATTAATTTAAGCTATCACAAATTGCTTGAAACAGTCCTTTTAGTTTCTCCTTTACACAATTTGAATTGTACAGGAACTACAATTACTTCTACTACTCCAACTTTTGCTCAAGGTACTGGAAACAATATTTTACAGAAAGAATATCATGCAAGTTCTTGGAATGGAGCTGGTCCTTATGCAATCAGTAAAACTACTAACACTGCAATAGGAAACATAGAGTTTTTAGCAGATAAGAACACTAACTATACTCAATTCGCTTTAGAATATGATGTAGTAGCAGAAGGAGGTTGGTTAAGTTACAAGAATCCTCTTACAACTATTGTAGCTGTCCCTGCAACACACTCAACTGCAATAGCTTCTGTAAATACTATGATGGAAGCTTTAGTGGCATAAGAAGTTGTTTAATTTTTAATTTTAAAAACTTTATCTTAATTGGTAGAGTTTTTTTTATTTATATTTGTAATCAAAACATAAAGTAATGTACACTATAACTACCTCAGACTTTATTTATTATATAACTAATTTATCACAAGAACAAGAATTAAAAATAGTTGTAGAAAAAAAATCTTGTGAAAGTGTAGGCTGGGTACAAGTAGAGTCTACCCTTATAGCTACTATAAGTTCTTATGAAATAGATTATTTAGTAAATGACAGTTATAGAATACTATTTTATGAACAAGAAACTTTACTGGACACAGTCTATATAAAGAATTATTACACCCTCTTACAAAACATTACAGAAGATTTAAAAAAAGTTTTTTGTGAATCTTGTTCTAGTTGTTGTAATTCTTGTAATAGTACAACTAATTGTGATTTACTTTTAAATGCTTATGCTAAAGTAGAGCAATTTAAAAGGCTTATGAGTCCGCAAATTACTCCTTTTCTATTAGAAGTATACAAATACACAGATTGTTACACAAAAGAGATATTAGATTGTCATACAGAAGGAGAGTTGTTGCATGGTAAATACTTATCTTCAGAGTATATCATTACTAAATTGCTAGCTTATGATTATATTGCTATATACTTGTACTTTAAAGAAATAACTACTAATAACAATTTAATAGAATCTTTTGAGAACATAGAAGAACTAATAAATTTTAATGAAATTATTTGCTGTATAGAAAAAGTTACAGGAATATTGGTTTCAGATATTAGTAAAGTTTCAGCTACTTTTACTATTAATACTGTATTTACAGGAAACCTTCCTCCTAATCAAGTAGGAGACTACACTTTAGAAGTCAATACTGATACTGGAGGGTATGTCCTTACAACAGGGATGTTTACTAATTTAACTACTCCTGCTTACCAAGACCCAGAAGGAGATGCTCCTTTTGCTGTTAGAATAGACTCTCTCCCCACTGAAGGAACTTTACTGTATGATGGAGTAAATGTTGTAGTAGGGCAAGAAATATTATTCTCTGATATAGATTCAGGTATGTTAATGTACGCTGTAAACACAAACTTAGAACAAAACAATATAACAACTTTTAATTTCTCAGTCTCTGATACAGGCTCAGAACAATTTAGTTCATAATGGCAGAATTTAGTTTATTTTATGACATTCCTTTTAATGGAGTAGTTACCTTTCCCTCTACTGCTATAGTCTTATCAGGGAAAATAGGAAGTGTAGCTCCTAGTATAGAAATTAATGTAACAGCTCTAGTTTACAACTCTTTACTAGGAAGTGTAATTCAGAATGTAGATGTTTCAGAAGTGCCTCCTCCTTACTCTGTAAATTTATTCGCTAATTTGACTGCTGAAGCTGTAAATGGAGCTTTAATTTCAGATGTGGTAAATGGGTTAGATGGTTTATATGTTACTTGGGAACCTTACTATCAAATTACTTCTGATGATGCTACAGGCTTAGAAAGTTTTGACACTTCTTTTTCGGGAAACACTGTAAATATTCCTTTAACTTACGAAGGAGATTTAAGTGAAGCTGTTACTGTAGGTTTCTCTAATATAGGAAATTTAACTTCAGGTTCTGTTATGGAAGTCTACGGAAGCATTAAATTTTATTTTCAGTCTTCTTTAGGAGGAGCTCCTCAGTTACTACTTACTTCTAACAGTTCAAACCCTCTTATTACAGTGCAAATTCTTTAATTAGAGTTTATTATTTTTGAGATTCATAAAATAAAAGCTTAATTTTGTTTTATGGATAAAGTAAAAGAAATAAGAAAAAACTTAATGATGCCTTTTATCA